ACGAGGGACGCGAAGGCAGAGCGCAGCCACGCGGTCCGCGCGGTGCCGCCGAGATCGTACATGATGCGGTCCTCGTTGGTCACGGCAATTTCAGAGTAATACCGGAACTGCGCGCCGTCGGCGATGCCGTTCACCTTCTGGCCATTGAACTCGGTCAGGCCGGGCAGCCACACCGTGTCCAGCGTGGTGTCGTAGCCGCCACCGCCGCCTTGGCTTGTCGCGACAATGGTGTTGCGGGCGGTCTTGTTGTACACCGGCTGGATGCATTCGCGGAACTCCTGGTCGAAACCTCCCAGGAGCCCCACGGACTGCGCGGACGCGGACGGCGCCACGTCGAAGGGGTTCTGCGGCTCGAACCAGGGCGAGCCGGTGGCGTTGAGCCACTGTCGCATGTTGCTCTCCTTCCAGCTGTTGCACCCATTCTGCACGCGCTCGTTGTGGTTCTTCTCATAGACGGGTTCCGGGTAGTCCGCGATGGCGTCGCCGACCGTGTAGTCCGTGCCCGCCTCCAGCTGGGAGTAGGTCGCGGTGGCGATGTCCAGCGAGTAGTACGCATAGCCAGGCTGGAAGACCTCGTGCGCGGTGCGCCCGTAGGAGTTCTCCGCCGCGTCGAACTGCGCGGTGGCGTAGGTGTTGGAGCCTGTCGGACAGGGCAGGTACTCCGGCATGAGGATGATGTTGTGGATGCGCTCCTGGTCGCGGTGGAACATCCGGATGTCCTCGTTGTCGCCCTTGTAGTCGAGGTCGATTACGCGGAACTGCGTCTCCGAGTAGAGCGGGAGCGGCTTGAATGACAGCACCGCGCCTAGGCTCAGCCCCGGGAAAAGCTCCGCCGTGCCATTCCGGATCATCATCATGAGCGTGCGAAGCGAGGTCGATTCGGTGGTGAAGCGCGGAGCGTTGTCATCGCAGTTCCACTGTCCGCCGGTGGTGCAGGTGAACAGCGCGAAATAGTACCCTGAGACAACTCCCGCGTCCCAGACGAACGGCGTGTCGCGGTACTGGTGGCGCGTCGTGCTTTCGGCCAGCGTCACGCCGTCCGTCTCGTTCTCCGGGAAGCCGCCGGTCTTCATGACCAGGCGCGTCTTCGCCCAGTAGGCGTAGGCGGTCAGGTCGTCCTTGAGGTTGTCCGCCGGGTCGCTCCAGCAGATCGAGACCTGCGTTCCGGAGACGGTCACGCCGACATTGTAGGCTGGCCCGACCAGGAACGAGCCGACCGCCGCCATGACGGAGGCATGCAAAGCCTGCGTCTGGTCGCGGTAGAGTTTCGCCTCGTTTGCCGCCACGCGAGCCGAACCCTCCCATCCACGGGAAAAGCCGTCTTCGCCCTTGTTCAGAATTACCGTTCCTTTCGCCATTTCGGAAATCTCCCTATTCGTTGGATGCCTTGTCGCTGTCGGCGACCGTGCCGATGGTCAGCCATTCGAATTGCGCGCCTGCTGGCAAGGTGGGCATGTCAATGCCGCTAGCTGACTTCGAATTGAAATCGATAGCCACAAAGTATTCGGTCTGCTTGAGATTGGATGGCACGAATGCCTGGTTGCTTCGCAGAAATTGAGTGTTTTCGGTCGGCCCCCTGTCCAAAGATGACGTGAATTTCTGGAGGCTCCCGTCTTCCCCGAGAACCGGCGTAAGGTCGAATTGGCAAGTCGGCTGGACAAATGCCAGATAGCCATTGTCCGAATAGCGCTTTCTGGGACTGGCGGCGAACCGCACCTTCGCCGCAAAGAAGTAATAATTGCTGGTATTCACCTGGTAAACGCCAACGTCGGCAAGTCCCCATTGCACCAGCAAGCCATTGCTGTATTCGCGGTAATGCGCCCCAGTCTCCGCGTCATACCCCCTGGCCACGATCGCGCTCGCGCTCAGATCTTCGTCCCAGCTCTCGGCAAGAGTGTTCAGACGGTCGATGCCCGCCGCCACGTCTTCGGAAAGCTTGTTCGTGCTGATCCAATCGCCGCTTGCGTCGTTCCATGCGGAGCCGTTCTTCGAGCCGCCCTTGTAGAAAAGCCCATTGGTCACCGTGCAGGAAGTGAAACGGCAATCGGTCGCAAGCCCATAGAATGCATACGCTTCGCTGCTGGAAAGGTCATTCATGAAAGCAATTTCAGCGCAATGCACGGCAAGACTATTCTCACCCTTGATTGCAGGAGAACTCCCCTTCCCGACAAAACTGACAGTGCCATTGCGTATCTCGACAGTTGCCTGACAGGCAACAAAATGGAACAGGCCATCAGCAAGTGCAAGTCCCATGGTCAAGGTGTTGCCGTTCAAGTCAATGACAACCTTGCCGTCACGGAAATCCTGGAACAGCAGCGGCATGTTGAAGCTTCGTGGCGTGTTCGCCGCAAACTGGAAGGTCAAAGTATGCCCGCCGAGGTTCTTGTCCTGTCCCGAAATCAAGGCATTGACGGCTTCTGCATTGGCCGCCGAAGCCCCAATTGCCACCGTAGTGTCCTCCCCCATCCCCGAAGCCCCGCCGCCGGAAGGAGACATTGCGCTTTTGAGTGCCTGAAGCGCGGTGGCAACCGTCTTTGGGCCGCCAAGCGCAAGGTAGGTGGCATTGTCCAGCGGGATATGCGACGCGTTGATTTTCGTGAGCGGCTTCGTCACGCCAAAGGGCGTTTCGAACTCCACCTGCTCGTTGGTGCAATTTGCATCCCACTCCACGTCTTCCGCTCCCAGAAGACGGTGCTGCACGCCGATGTCGATGTTGCTGTCAGACATTAGAAGTAAACTCCCTTGCGAGGCGCACGGCTGCTGCCCCTGGTGACAATGCTGCGCCCGCCCACGCGGGACTGGTAAAGACGTTCATAGAAACTGGCGTCGTTCGCGCTGGAAAGGTCTGCATCCGTGTTCAGTGCCCTTGCACACACGCCATAGACCAATGCGAGGTAATCCGTCACTTCCTCCGGCTCGCCGCAACGGGCATATTGCAGACTGCCCAAATGCTGGAAGAACTCGGCGTAGAAAGGCACGCCATAGTCATATGCACATGCCATGCCATAGAGCTGAGTAACAATGCCGTATGGCCAAGGCGCTTTAGTCGGGCTGACCGAGTAAACCGACTGTCCGACCGTCGGAATGGCCAGCAGCGTGCCGTCGTCGTCAAGGTCTTCACATACCATTCCGATATGCGTGTCCTTGGAAGGAAACCAGTCCTCGGCCTCATGTTCGTTGCCCAACCGCACCTCGTCGCCCAGGTCGTTCCAGGCACGCAGGACGCCCACGGCTTCAGGAGGAAGCCGAAACCGGCCGGTTTCATCTAGACGAATGGCCATCTCGCCTTTGGCATGGGCAGTCCGGGTGAAGTAGTCACGCGTGACCGTCGCCAGGAAGCGAGACAGCTCCTCGTCGGAGAAAGCCGCGCCGTCTAGGTCATTCAGGTGATGGCGAACCAGTCGGATGATCTCAGCACGTTCCATCAGAAGTACATTCCACTCCTCACTCTAGGACGGGCATAGAGCGACCCGCGCTTTGCGGCACGCTGCGCGACAAGCCCATTCCATCGGTCAAGATGATTGGATGCCTTGTCGCTTCCGGCATAGGTATATGCCAGAAACAGCGCATACTCTCGTAACGCGTCAATGTCCCGAATTTCCAGCACGCCCGAAACGGGGAACCGCTGGTAGTGAAGCGTCCCGACGGGCATGTAGTCATCCGGAGTAGGAAATACTCGGAAAAGCCCCCAAGTGTCCATGTCGAAGACCGCCACCTGGGGAAAAGGGGCACGCTGGTTGCGCCAGTCCCGTCCGCGAGCTAGGAAGCTGGATTCGACCAGCTGGATGTCCCGTCCGTCGGTGCCCTTCAGACACTCCGGACGGATGAAGTCCCCCGGCGAATGGATGAAGCCGCCGCCGTAGGGGACCACTACCTCGCACGAACCGTGCAGGCAGCCGGTGGAGAGGCAGTATTCGCGCTGCCCCTCGTCGATCATGGCGTCCAGCTGACCGTCTGAGAACATCGTCCCCAGACTGTCCCGGAAGTCGTTGCGGATTTCCGTCCTCAGTTGTTCGAAGGAGCCGGACGCCATTGCCGTGTCAGCCGTTGGTCAGGAACTGCTTGATCGGCACCGTGTCCACCAGCACCAGGATTTCCCCGGCGGTGATGGCGGCACCGGCGACGACAAGCTGCAAGGTGACTTCCCCGTCGGGGAAATACGCCGCACAGTCGGTGACGCCGCTGGCGACCAGGTTGTTGATGGCCAGCTTCGCCTTGGCGACGGCGGTATGCAGGGCAACCGCATTCGCGTCGCCGCACTTGGCGGCAATCTGGATGGTCGCCGCGCCGCCGCTGGTGACGGCCTTCAGCGCGACAATGCGCACTTGGGTGACCGCAACGCCCTTGGGCAGGACGGCGAACGCATGGGAGCCCACGCCGTCAATGCCCAATTCCATGATGGGCAGACGATAGGCGTCGGTATGAATGTAGTTGGCGTCGGAATTGACGCCGTTCACACGGGAAACTTTGGAAGTGACATCTACGTCAGCCATTGTTGTTCCTCCTTACAGATTGACAAAGGTCGGCACCTGCGCCACGTTCATGTCGCAGTCGTTGAAACTGAGCTTGTTGCAGCCACGGATTTCATCGGCGGTCACACCCATCTCGCGACCGTAATCGTGCATTTCCTCCTTGTAGTCGAGGGTCTGCGCGTACGCAAGGATGGCTGCATCCGCACCAAGCAGCAGGTTGCGTGCGACATTGACGGTGCCCGCCGCATTGCTCTGGGTGACGACGAAATTTGCCTCCTTGATGATGATGTGGTTCCACACGCCGATGGCGCCGGTGGCAATCGGATCGTTCTCCAGGGAGCCCTTGCCGGTCATGCTGGCCAGCGCACGCTTCTCCCAGCGGGGGTCGCGGCGCAGGTCGATGGCGACATTCGGATGAATGACAAGGAGGTAATATTCCTCGTTGTTCTGGCAGCGGATGGGCTTCATCGGATACTTGCCTGCGGTCTTGGCGAGGCTCTGGAGCTCGTCCAGCAGGTAGGTGTTGATGATGTCCGTGCTGTTCATCGCGGTGGTCAGGGCTTCTCCGGTGGTGTCGGCGGGAGCAACCCGCACAGTGGAGAAAGTGCTGTCCGCATAATCCGGACGGAAGCAGCGACCAGTGCCCTTGACAGTCTGAACAGTCATGCGGTTGGCTCCAGTGACGCGGGTCGCGCCGTCGATGTTGAAGCCGCTCAGAGCGTCGATCAGGTCAGTTTCGGTGCGATGCCGGAACCATTCCGCAAGCTGGCTCTTGAACTCCTCGCGGAAATTCCAGATAGTGCGGAGGTCCGTCATCTTGCCCTTCTTCTTGAAAGCCTGGGCCAGCTGGTCGATGCGGAGATCCATGTAGAACTCCTCCAGCGTCTTCTCGTTGCCGGTGACGGACGCGTTCTGTCCCTCGATGCCCTCGCCCTCGTACTGCGGGATGAAGTGCCAGCGGCCAACGTCGCCAGCACCACGCCCCTTGAAAACACTGTCGTCAATCACAATCGGCTTGCCGCTGCCGCGTCTGCCGATCATGTGGGCGAAGAAGTTCGTCAAGATGTACTGCTTGAAGATGTTGTAGCTGTGCTGAAGCGGAGTCAGCTTGCTACCGGTGTCTCGAATGAAGTTTGCCATTGGTTAGTTCCTCATTTAAAGAGGGTTTCGACAAAACCATCCGGCTCGGTCTGGGGTGGCGCAGCTCCTGAAGCGGAGTTCACCATGTCCAGTCCCTCACTGCCGAAAGGCTTGTCTCGCCCGGTTTCCTTTAAAACCTCCTGGCGAACCTTCTCTCTATACGCCGCAGGGTCTTTCACCATCTCCATGCACTCCGACATGTTGGTGGCGAATTTGTAGGCTCCTGCCGGAGACTTGTCTGGCGCGGCGTCCCACGCCTGGCGTATCGCCGGATTGAAGTCCTTGTTCTGCGGGTCGATCAGGCTCCCCAGTTCACGATAGACCTTCTGGGCGAAGTCGGGATGGTCCTTCGCGGCGCGTTCCGCCGCTGCCAGCCAGTCTTCCTTCGCGTCGTCGGCCTGGGCGGAAGCCGATTCATCGATTTGCCGGAGACGTTCGTCTGATTCGGCAATCTGCTTTTCAAGCTCCTGCTTCCTGTCCTTGTCCTTGTCGGAGAACCAGTCGTCCGGGTCATCTTCCCGTTTCTGGAAGTCGGACAGCTCCTTCTGGAGTTCCGCACGCTTGGAGCATTCCTCGTGAAGGCGCGTCTGCGTGTCGTGGAGGCGCTTGTTGGCGCGCTCCAGCAAGCCATTGAGCCTCTCGATCTCAGCCTGGACCGAATCCGATTGTTGATCGGGGGCCGACTGCTCCTGCTCCTGCTTCTGCTCCTGTGGCTGGGCTTGCGCCTCGTCGGGCTGCGGAGAATGGCCTTCGCCGTCCGTCAGCATTTCGACAAAACTGCCCGCCTCTTCAGGCTCCTGCTGGATCTTGTCCTGGTCTTCCATCTTCTGCTTCTCCTGTTGTCCGTACACCTGAATCCGTCACCATGACGGGAGGCTGCGGGTAAATTCATTCGGCTTGGGCCGCTTGCGCGTCCAAGGCCATCTGCTGTTCCTGTTGTGCCATGTCCAAAGCCTGCTGCTGCGCCGCCATGTCCTGCTGCTGCTGCGCCATCATTTGCGTGCGGCGCAGGATGTCCTCCTTGTTCGGGATGTCCGACAGCGAAAGCAGTATTTCGGCGGCAATCTCCGGCGCAATCACGCCAGTCTTCAGCACCTCGCTGAAGATCACCAGCTGCCGGTCCCGAATGCTGTCGAAAGGCGGCACTTTCTTGAGAACCACGTCGTACTCCAGCGTGTCCTCGATCTGGTGCAGAATGCGGACTTGCTTGCCGGTCTTGGAATCAATCTCCGGCTGGTTGAATGCGTAGCTTTCGACCATGCCGTTGGGCTGCGTCACCCGAAGCACCCGATAGTCCGTGTAGTATGCGCCCATCAGACGCAGCACGATGTAGGCCACACGCCGCTTGCAGAACTGGATGTTCTCCATCTTCGGAGTGTGCAGGGTATTGCCCTGGGCAATGCGGGCGGACTGCATGACGCCGCTGCGCTCGTTCACGCCGCCGAAGCCCAAGGTCGAATCGTTCACGCCGGTCTCCCGCTGGAGCATCTGGAGCATGAGTCCCATGTGGTTGGAAATGTAGCCCATGTCCTCGGTGTTGTAGTCCACCTTGACCTTGGCGAGTCCGCCGTCATTCAGCACCGCCAGTCCGTCGGGTCGCTGCATTTCCTGCCGCAAGTCCTCCGGATCCTGCACCGCGCTGCCCTCGGCTATGACCTGGCGCGTCCCGAACTTGTGGATCAGCTTGCTGTTCAGCTTGTTGATCTCGTCCTGGATGCCGATCATGTTCTTGACCATGCCGACCGGATGCCCCTTGCGGTCCGTCGAGCAGACCAGCGGCACCAGCGGTATCATGTCCACTTTCAAGGGGTTCTTGTTCGCGGCGTCGTTGAGCGCGCTGCCCTCCAGGATGATGTCGTCGCTGAAGATGCAGCGGTGAACCTCCTTGTCGAAGACATCCCGGAGAACCTTCTTCCCCGTCTTCTCGTCGGTGACGGAGACTTCCTTGCGAACCGGCTTGGTGTACCAGCATTCGCAGATCTTGATGCGCTGGTTGCGGTAGTCGTAGTAGCGGTAGAGCCCTCGGTCGCTTCCGTTCATCTGCGCTTCGTGCTCCTGCCCCTCGAAAGCGTTCGAATCGAAGCGGCTGTCGATGACATCCTCGCTGCCAGGGAAAAGGATCTTCGCCACGTCGCGATCCACCCACTTCACGCGGATGATGTAGCGGGCGTCGCTCGCGTCCGGCTTGATGGAGAAGGGATCCAGATAGACCTGTTCCCACGGAACGTAGTCGATGATGATTTGATCCTTGCCACGGGTGTCCGGCTTCACGTCAAGCTTGATCCAGCCACGTCCGCCGACAAGGGCGTCGCTGAATGCCTTGGAAAGATAGTAGTCGAATTGCGCCCGGTCGAAGACCTGCTTGAGCAAGGCGGTCAGAAGCGTCGCCATGTTGTCGTCGCTTTCCTCGCGACCAACCACCTGGATGTCCACGCGCTGCTGAACCTCCAGCGCACGCACCATGTCGATTGTCGCGCCGACCAGATTGATCACCACCGGAGGCTGGCCGCGAAGCGCAAGCGTGTGCTTCTCCTCCTCGGACCACTGGTCGCCGTCATAGTAGCGGTAATGCTCCTCATTCTCTCGGCGCCAACGGTCCTCGAAGCGCTCGGCCGCGTCCAACATGCGGCGAAATCTGTGCTGGCTGTCGATTTCCATGGCTTGAAAAAATCTTTGTCCCTCTATATGTACAGGAAATGGAACTCCCAGAGTTCCATTTCCGCCCCTAAAGCACCTTCCAATTGAGCTCTTTTCGAACTTTTTTGCGGTATCTGTAATCTAATTCAGAAGCACTTATGACTTTTTTTGAAAAAATTTCGCCGTCGCCGAAGAAAGTCACGTTGAGCGCGTCCGCCAAATTGGGCGACTTGAGCCCGCGCTTCTTCATGTCGTCCTTGCTTTCGGCAATCACCTTGCCGCTGGTGATCTTGTAGGTCGGCTCGCCTACCTCCTTCGCAAGCTGGCGCATTCCGGCATTGTCCGGGCTGCCGACAAAGACCGGAGCCTTCGTCCGGAAGAACTGGCGGCAGCGCCACCAGAGCCAGTCGCGCAGCGTCCGGCATGGAGCCTCGCCATCCTCCGGCGCACGCTCGCTCGCCATCACCTTCACTGCCGGATAGCCAATCCGTCCACGCCAGACGGAATGCATGAGCATGTCGTAGAGCCCTGCGCCAACGCCGATTGCATCCACATGGATGTAGTCGCACTTCCATTCGTTGAACAGCAGCCGCACGCGGTCGAAGCTTTCCACCAGGTCGAAGCCGTGCCAGCTCGTCGCGTAGAGTATCCGTTCGCCCTCGCGAACCACCACGCCCGTATCGTCGTCCCCCATCCACGCCGGATCCACGCCCAGCCGACGGGGATACCGGACGCTCCCAGGCGCGCGCTGCGTCCACGCCTTCTCGATGTATTCGCCAGGGACGATAAAGTCGTTGCCCAGGTTGGCGAACTGCCCAAGCACGCGAATGCGATAGACATTGCTCGTTATGCCGTACTGGTCGCGCATGTCCTGGATCCACCGCGCGGTCTGCCGCCCGTGGCAGCGGATCATCCGTAACTCGCCCATCGGATCCACATACGGATAGGCATACTCCCGCTCCGCAAGGCTGTCCTCGCTGGAGAACTGAAGGCAATGCCAGAACGTCTTCCCGTGGAAGACCTGGTGCATGTAGCCACTCGTCTTCGTCGGGTTCCCCGCCATGAAGCCGCAGTTGCCAGGGTCGCCCATGGCGCCAGACGCAACCTCGAAGATGCCGTCGCGGACACCGGAGCCCTCGTCGATGAAGAACATGCAGTCGTGGAAGCCTTGCAGCGCGTCGTTGTTGTCAGGACGAGCCGTGCGCAGGACCGCCCGCGAAATCAGAGGGTCCTCCTTGCTCCGCAGCTCGTCGGAAAGACACTCGTAGCGGTCCGCAAGCCACGGCCATTTCCGGCGGCAAGTGTCCGCAACCTCTTTCCACACCGTCACACCAAGCTGGTCTCCGCCTGCCCCAGTTATCGGTGCGACCTTGCCACGGGTGTCAAGCCACCAGTTTACCAGCCACCCCATCAGGCGCGTCTTCCCAATGCCGTGACCGCTGGCGACCGCCACGAACGGATGACATTCGAACGACCGCAGGATCTCAGCCTGCTGGTGCGTCGGAACGTCGCCCATCATTTCGATGACATAGTTCAGAGGACTGCGGCGCCAGCGACAAAGCCAGAAGCGAAGCTCCTTCCGGACCTGCTCGACTTCGGCAGGGGTCATGGATTCAGCACGTTCTTCTTCAGCCATCCCAGAACTTCCTTCGCAACCGCCTCGCGCCCAGCCTCCGTCAGACCGCCGCCGTCGCCTATCCCCGGCAACGAGTTCCGGACCAGCCACTGCCAGCAGACCTCAGTCCATCCCTCCCACGCCAATTCCACGAAAGCTTCCTTCTCCGCATGGTCGCGGCAATGATGGCATAGCTGCAACGCCACATCCCGCTCATGCTCCGCCTTGAAGAGCATTCCCTTCACCCGCGAAAGCTCCTCAGTGATGTCCTCCATCTGGTCAAGGCCCCGAAGACTGTCGCGCAAGCTCACTGTCCCTGCATCGGTCCCGTCATTTTTCTGAGCCAGCTTTAGACCTATCGCGCTGATGATCTTCCCCTGCTGGTCCTCCGGAAGCTTCGCGAACCAGTCCGGATTGCTCACGATGAAGTCGTTCACCGTCTCGATTACCGTCCGGCCAGCCTGCACCTGCGCCGTCACCACCTTCTGCTGCTGGCGCTCGGACAGCTTCCCTGTCACTACGACCGGACGGTTCTCCAGGCGGTCCTCAATCGCGCGGGTTATCCAGCTGCTCACGCTTCCACCATTCGCGACCTCCTGGAGACGCTGGTACAGCTTCTCCGGAATGCGAAGCGAAATTGTCCTGCTCTTGACGGCCATGTATTACAAAACGAAAAATCGATTTCGGGGGGAATGGGGCAGAACGTAGGGGAGGGGCTGGGCGTCAGGTCTCGCCCCCCTGGCCTCGCGCCCGCGAACCATGCCCATGCCCTTTGCGAAAAATTTCGCGCGTGAATTTGATGCTCTTGTGGACATTCACGCTTGCAGTGAGAAACTACACGCACGAATTGAGTATGTCTTGTGGATTGTCTTGAGAATTGCCGCTGAAGTCCAGCGGCGGCTCCAGCCCAACTGCGGCCTCGTCTCCAATCCAGCGGAACTCGCGCAGGTCGAGGTCGAGGTCGAGGATGGACGCGCAGAACGGGCAGACCACGCGCCCATGATTATCTCTCAGCGGCTGGTGGGAAACTCTGGATTGCGCCAGGTTGCACTTTGGATAACCTCGGTCGAGGCGTGCCAGCCGATACTCCACATCTTGCGCAGCCTGCTCGGCGGATATGCCCAGCGCCTGGCTGAGCATGTCGAGGGCGATAGCATATCTGAGCCAGAGTCGAGGCCGGGGCACATGCGTGCCACAGCGCCTGGGCACATCGTATCCTGCTGCCTCCATCATACGCCGCTGTGCGAGCATCCTCTGCGCCATGATGGTCTTGGGCTCTCTATGCATGATTGTTGCCTCCCCCCCATGGTGTGATGGTGATGGACTGCGCGAGGATTGGTCTGCGGCGGATTGCCGCGAGTGCCCGCGTGACTGTGTGCCGGGTGCATTGGCACGCGCTGGCGAGGCGCTCTATGTCTCCTGATCCGCGCATGATTGGGGAGGCGATTAGGGCGACGAGATAGATCCTCTGCTGCGCTGCGGTGAGGGATAGCAGCTGCTGGGAGTATTGGATGAGTCGGTGGTCCACGGGGATAAATATAACGCCATCCGCGTGGGGGGATATACAGCCTTATATGAAAATCTTTCCTCGCGTGTGCGCGCGCGCGCGCGTGGGAGAGAGAAATTACCTGAGTAACCGCCAGTGACGCATTGGGGGGACCTGGGTAGTGATAAGGGCGGCTTTAGAGCCCTTGTCACGACCCCCAAGTGTCACCAGGTTACACGGTAGATATATATATCTTTAGATATATAGTTTTTTTGTATCTGTGCAACCGCCTTGATTTGTAACGAGTTATGCACTTGTGAAAGTCATAAGTGTTTGCGCGTCAATGCATCCGGCAAAACGCATCAACTAGTTATGCATAAAAAGTCACGCGATTAGCGCGAGTATGGCATGTCTATTTGGACTTGCTTAGGCAGCTTCCAGGCCGCGCCTGTGTATGCGTCGATGATCATGCCCTCGACGAAGAGAGGCAGTAGCGCGATGTTGATCCAGAAGCAGCCGTCTATTGTCGCGGAAACAGTCTGTGAGGCAGTCGCATTGTTGCCGTCTTTGACTTCTACGAGATACTCTGCGGCCGTGGCGTTTTTGCCGGAAGTCAGCTCCGCCACGTCCGGCGTCTTGCCAGTCTTGACGACCTGTTTGCGGGCGTCAAGGATTGTGTAGTCTAAGCCTGATGGTTTGGAATCGATCTGGACTTTGTAAATGTTGGTGGAGAACATTGACGCGCAGGATGAGAGGAGCATGGTTGCGGCCAATGCGATTGCGGTGAGAGTTTTCATTGGATTTACACCTTTGCTTTTTTGATGACAGTAAGGACCTGAGTTAAAACACCTTCTGGTAGAGAAAGATCTAACATATCCATAACAATTTTCGCTCGTAATGTTTCTGAACGATCTCCAATTGTTTGTGTTACGGTGCTATTGTTTGCCGCAATTGCTTGCGTGCCATTGGCTTCTACTTGTGTGTTGCCCTTGCTTAGCGTTGCAATCATTGGAACTAGCAACTCTGGATATAGCCGCAAGCACCGTTCTAAGCCTAGACCTTTAAAATTCCCTTTGTTTCGCAACTCGTTGATGTGCTGCTGGGAACATCCTGCAATGCGCCCTAATTTTTGTTGCGTCATTCCATCTCGCGAGAGCATTTCGGCAAGGCGGTCGGCCATTAATTTGTAAAGTTGATCTGTTTTGTCCATACAGAAATATACAGTTTTATAAAGATTTTTCAAAAAAAATTGAAAATTTTTGTGTTTTTTACTTGAAATTACTGAAATATCGGTTAAATTAACCAATGTGACGATAAACATACCCCAACCAACGAGGCAAAACGACATGAACACTACAATCGCATGGAACGCTACGCAACTGCTTGATTTGCGAGAGTTGCAACGCAAACTCGGTAACCAATCTGCCTCTAGCGCAATCCGATTTGCAGTTAGCTACTGCAACCAAAATTTTTTACACACGCCTACTGAAATATCAGTAAAATCATCCTCTCACCTCGACCTCCCGACGCCGAGCGAGGTCTCGGAGGCTCTGCGGATGCACAACGGCCATCCGTGGCTGCCGCCCGGCTGCTCGATGTCGGACCGGATCATGCGCTGCTGGGACAGACTGAGCGCCGAGCAGCGTGACTGCTACCGCTCGATGTGCGGCTGGAGCGAGGAGGATGCGACAGCCGCACTGGATTTCGCCAAGCAAACCTACTAATCCCCCCAAAAACACAACCAACCACCCACCAACCCGAGGAGAAAAACAATGTTTTACATCACCCCGCAGCATCTTGGATATACCGCCACTGAAATCGACGCCCAAATTGCGGCGAAAAAACTCACCGAACTCGGCTACCCGACGGAGGTTGGAGACTACGGCAACGGCGACGACATCAACGACATTCCGGACGACATCTGGAATCAGGCGTTGGCCGCAGTAGAGGAGGAGTACAAAATCAGGCGCTACCAGATTGAGTATGGCAAATGCAGGTGCACCTACTCGGCTGAGCGGCTCCGGCAGTTCGCGAAACGCGAGGGGTACGAAATCCCCGACAACGCCTACGACTATCTATCGATGGCGATTAAGCTGTTCTGCTGGAACCATTTCATGTGGAGTGCTAACGCACACCTCAATTCCTATGACGCCGCCACGCGCGGGCGGGAGCTCCAGGAATGGCAGTATCAGCCCCAGGGGTGCCGTGGCGGCTGGATCTACGCGCGAACCGTTGAGGAGGCATGAGAGCATGGCTACCATCATCGTCACGGCAATCGGCGCGATGATCTGGCTGGGGCTGGGCGCCATGGGCGCGACGCTGCTAGGCTGGATGCTGTTCGACACTGAGCGCGACATCCAGGAGATCCGCCGCAACAAGTAACCAATAACCAAGCCCGCCCGTCAAGGGCGGGCGCAACAAACTCGAGGAGAAGGCAAAAATGATGATTGACGATTACAAGCTCCACGCGTCGCGCTGGCTGACCACAGGACAGGCCGCGATCGCGTCCGAGACTGACCGTCGGGAACTGCTCATTAGGTTGTATAATGTGGAGCGTGCGCTATGTCTGCTCCGCCGCGAGTATATGGCGAGTTGGGGCGTCGGCGTGAGAGACCTGCCCATCGACCGCGACGGCTGCGACAGCATTACGACTGGCGACCTGCTGGAGGACATCCGCGAGACGCGCAATCGCGTGATCGACACCATGGCCGGATACTCCAATGCGCTCTATGACGACGAGAGACCCATGCACACCCGTGTGCTCAAGCCTTTGGCCGAGGCTGAGTGCCGCATGAAATGTGCGCACAACGCCATGGTGGATGTGGAGCGCAAGCGGGAGCGGGAGGCGCTCTGGAGGCGCCGCAATCCCGAACTGCCGTTTGCGACCGCATGATTTCGACGCCGGACGCTCTCCAAACAACAACCAGGAGCAGCCATGTATCCATCCAAACACTACCTCGTGATCATCAGCGCAGACTATGGATTGGCCGTGCGCAGCCCGTGGGACCTGTTGCCCGACGAGGCGTACGCCATCCGCCAGCGCCTGTCGGGCGTGGCGTGGCCGAGATTGCAGGATGCCCTGTCCAGAGCCGACGAGGGCGCGATCTCCGTGTGCCACTGCCTCCACCGGCTCCTCAACATCATGAACTACAACCTGTGCATCGACTGGCTACACGACGAGGTGCGATGATGATCGAGATCTATCATACCGTGCGATACTGGATTGGCGACGCAGGGATCATCATGCTGATCTGGCTGCTCGCCTACACCGCATACCTACTCCTAACCCACCGCAACGACAGATGAGCACATACCTAGATTGCATACTCCGGATCGCGGACACGATTCCGGGCTACAGCGCGGAGCAGCTTCGCGCCGAGCTGGCGGGGCCCAAGCCCCAGCCGAGCGCGGACCGCGCGATGAGCGTCGCCGAGGCGGCGCAACGCCTCACGATCTCCCTTTCAACTGCCCGCAAATGGATTGCCAGCGGGCGGCTGCCCTCCCGCCACATCGGCAGCCGGGTAGTAGTTATGCAATCCGCCATAGAGGAGCTGTTGAATGGATAATCCAATCAAAATCACCGAGTTGCAACTGCAAAACATCAAGCGCGTCCGCGCGGTGGACATCACCCCGGCGGCGGGGCTTACCGTAATCGGCGGCGGGAATGCGCAGGGTAAAACCAGCGTGCTGGACGCGATCGCCTATGCGCTGGGCGGCGAGAAATACCGCCCCTCCGAGCCGCAGAACCAAGACGGCGTGGCGCCCGCGAAGTTGGAAATTACTCTGTCCAATGGGCTTGTCGTCACGAGGAGCGGCAAAAACCTTGACCTCAAGGTGACTGACCCGACCGGGAGGAAGGCGGGGCAGACCCTGCTCAACTCGTTCATTTCGCAATTTGCCTTGGATTTGCCCAAATTCCTGAACGCAAACAACAAAGAGAAGGCAAAAACGCTCCTGCAGACGCTTGGCATCGAAGACCAGCTCACCGCGCTGGACAATGAGGAGCACAAGCGCGCCGACGAGCGGCTGCTTTCCGGGCGCGAGGCAGAGCGCAAGCGCCACTATGCCGACGAGCTGTTGGAGTATCCGGACGCGCCGGACGCGCCTCTCTCCGGCGCGGAAATGGCCAAAAAGCTCCAGGATGCACTGGCCGAAAACGCGAAACACCAGGCGCAGCGCGACAACCTGGCGAAGCTCCAGGAGCGCATCACTCGCGCCAACGCCGAGGTGGTGGACCTCAACCAGCGGCTCAAGGCCGCGCAGGAGGAGCTGGCGGGCTACAAGGCTGAGCTGGAGGAGGCCAAGGCCGCGCCCATCGGAGCCGACATCGACACCAGCGCGATCTCCGCCGAGCTGGAGAGCATCGACACCACCAACGCCCAGGTGCGCACCAACCAGGACAAGGCACGCGCCAACGACGAAGCGGAACAGGCCGAGGCCGAATACAAGGCGGCCTGCCGCGCAGTGGAGGACGTGCGTGCGCGTCGCATGAAGCTCCTCCAGTCTGTCGATATGCCCCTGCCCGGTCTGTCGGTCGAGCAAGGCGAGCTGGTGTATAAGGGCGCCAAGTGGGACTGCATGAGCAGCATGGAGCGCGTAATGGTGGGCGTCAGCATCGTCCGCCAGCTTCAGCCCAAGTGCGGCTTCGTGCTGCTGGACCAACTGGAAGTGTTCGACCGCAAACAGCTTGCGGTTTTGCGCGACTGGCTTCAGGAGCGCAACATGCAGGCCATTGCCACACGCGTGGCGGATGACGACACCTGCGACATCATCATCGAGGACGGCATGGTCCGGGGGCAGGAGGACAACACCCCTCCCAGCCCGGTAGTGCGCGCCGACAATTCCGTTCCGGAGGACGATCTGGAACAGTTCTAACCCCCAAGGAGACAACAACATGCTTAAGATTGAGAAAGGCAAGCAATGGCGGCCGCCGAAGGTCGTCATCTATGGTCCGGAAGGCGTAGGCAAGACCACCCTTGCGGCCAAGTTCCCTCGCCCGCTCTTCGTGGACTTCGAGGGCGGCTCCAGCCGCCTGGACGTGGACCGCATCCAGCGTCCCGGCAGCCTGGCCGAGCTGAAGGTGGTCATCGACGATCTCCGCCGCGACCACGGCGACTATCGCACGCTGGTGCTGGACACCGCCGACTGGATGGAGCAGCTGGTGGTCGAGCAGGTCTGCGCCGATCGCAAAGTCAAGGACCTGGGCGAAATCGCCTACGGCCAGGGCTACAACATCGTCGCCGGAGTGTTCGCTGATCTGCTGGACAGCCTGACGCGGCTCCAGACGGCTACGCAGATGGGCGTGGTGTTTTGTGCCCATGCCTTGCAGCGCAAGGTGGACAACCCCGAACAAATGTCCCAATACGACCACTGGGAACTTAAGCTGAGTAAGAAGGCCAGCCCCCTCCTGAAGGAGTGGTGCGATTTCTTGCTCTTTTATAAGTTTGAGACTAACCTGATCAAAGAAGGCGACAAGGTTCGCGCGGTGGGACAGAACCGGATTATCTGCTCTGGGCATACCGCATGGTATGACGCCAAGAGCCGCGAGGCCACGCTCAAGCCGACCATCAAGGCGAACGACGCGGGCATCGAGCATCTGCTGGCCAACATCTGGCAGGAGATCGACCCGCGCAACGAGACTAAGGCCGAGCCGAAGCCGGAACCCAAGCCGCAGCCGAAGGCCGAGCCTGTGCCCGACCAGCCCGTGCTGGAGGGCAAGCAGGAGCCGAAGGCCGAAGCGCAGCCGAAGGAGTACACGCCGAAGCAATCCAAGCTGTGCGACCTGATGATTGCCAGCGGCGTCAAGCAATCCGAGCTGGACCGCATGGTTGCCAAAATGGGCATCCTGTCCGCGGGGACCCCGCTCAAGGCATACAATGACGCAACGTGCGACAAGCTCATCGCGAACTGGGACAAAGTCCTGCGCAACATCAACAAACTGAGAGGATAACGCAAAATGACAGACGAAGAACGCAAGATACTGGACGAGCAGGCCGACGAAGTGATGAAAGATTTCTACGACTTCGACGAGGCGCTGCCGGATCCGGGCGATGGCGGCGGCCAGCCGCTCCTCCCTGCAGGCAACTACCATTTCCAGGTGGTCAAGATGCTTCGCGGCCGCCAGGAGAAGGGCAAGTGCGCGGGCGCCAAGTCGGTCGAGCTGACCATCAAGGTCAGCGACGATGAGCAGAACTCCGCGACCTGGAAGGAACTGCTCATCCTGCACAGGAATACCATCTTCAAGGTCCGCCAATTCTTCCTGTCCATCGGGCAGGAGGTGGTCGAGGGCAAGCCCTTCCAGCCCGACTGGAACGCGGTCCAGGGCGCGACCGGCGAAGCCGAGGTGGAAATCAACGAGTACACCAGTACCAAGGACAACCAGCAGCACCAGAACAACCGCGTGAAGCGTTGGCTAGAACCATCCGAAAATTTCGAAACTTTCTAAACTTCATCTCAGCCGTGGTGACAAACGGCTAGGCCGACGGCAGATTGGCTTTGGCGATTTTCCGGTCTGTCGTCGGCTCTCCTCGGGACCTTCGCATTCTTTTTTTTGCTTTTTAGGATGCGCAAGGCGGGTGCGCCGGGCAACGCCCATATTTGTCACACCCCCGGCACTTTTTCAGGATAATCATGCAACTCAGACCTTATCAGAACGAAGCGGTTACGGCGATACTCACCGACTGGAAGGCCGTCCGCAAGACCCTTTTGGTCCTGCCCACCGGAACGGGCAAGACGATCGTTTTCTCTGCGCTCACGGCGCAGATTGTCCAGGAGGGCGGACGCGTCCTCATCCTGGCGCACCGTGCGGAACTGCTTCAGCAGGCCGCCGACAAGCTCAAGGCCACGACTGGGCTGGGCTGTGCGGTCGAGAAGGCGGAGCAGACCGCCGAGGACAGCTGGTTCAACGTCACCGTCGGCAGTATCCAGAGCTTCAACGACCGGCGGCTGGAGCGCATCCATCCGAGCGACTACACGCACATCATCATCGACGAGGCGCACCACGTGCTCTCCGACAGCTACCAGCGCGTCATGGCGCATTTCCCGGACGCCAAGGTCCTTGGCGTGACCGCCACCGCCGACCGTGGCGACAAGCGCAACCTGGGGCAATTTTTCGAGACGGTTGCCTTCGAGATGTCGCTGCCCCGCGCCGTCCGCGAGGGCTGGTTGGTGCCCATCAAGGCCGAGACACTGCCGGTGGAATTGCGCATATCCCATTCCGGCGGCGGCGACTACACCGCAGCGGAGTGCGGTAGTGCGCTGGAACCCTATCTGGACAGCATAGCCGACGCTATTAGGGAAGTTGCCTCCACGCGCAAGACGGTGTGCTTCCTCCCCCTCATCGCCACCTCGCGCCGCTTCTGCGCCATGCTCAACTCTCGCGGCATCGAGGCCAAGGAGGTCAATGGCGAAAGCGAGGATCGAGCCGAGGTCCTGGACTGGTTCCACCGGGCAGGCCCCGGCTGCGTGTTGTGCAACTCCATGTTGCTCACCGAGGGCTGGGACGAGCCATCCGCCGACTGCATCTGCGTATTGCGCCCGACCAAGGTCCGCGCCCTCTACGCCCAGATGGTCGGGCGTGGCACGCGCCTCAGCCCCGGCAAGCAAGACCTGCTGCTGCTGGACTTCCTGTGGATGACCGAACGGCACGACTTGTGCCGACCGGCGCACCTCGTCTGCAAAAATCCCGACCTGGTGGAACGCATGGCCGAAATCATGGCCGAGGAGACGCAAGGCGAGCCGCGCGACTTGCTGGAATGCGCCGAGGCCGCCGACAATACGGCGCAGCAGGAGCGAGAGGAGACACTGCGCCGAGAACTGGAGGAGCAGCGGCATCGCAAGCGGGCGCTCGTGGACCCGCTCCAGTTTGAAATGTCTATCACTCCCGACGGAGGCCGTGGCCATATCGTCCGCTACGAGCCGGACGAGAACGACTTGTCGGCACTGGCACCGCCGAGCGACAAGCAGCTTGCGGCGCTGGAGAAGGCAGGTATTTTCCCGGACGACATCCGCACGCAAGGCGAGGCGTCACGCATTCTGGACATCATCTCCAAGCGGCGCAGCGAGAACCTCACCACGCCGAAGCAAATCCGCTTCCTCGAAGGCCGGGGCTTCAACGCCGTCGGCACGTGGAACTTCGACCAGGCGCGCAAGCTCATCGACCGCATTGCGGGTAACGGCTGGCGCGTCCCCACTTCCATAGATCCCTACACCTACACCCCGAAATGAGCGCACAAACCAAATACGAACAGGCGCTTCGCGACCTCCCGCCTCCTGGCCAAGGCTGCCATACAGCCCTGATGGGCGTAGCCACGCTGGGCGCAATGTGTGGCTACGACGAACAGCGCATAACCCTCGACATCAAGATGAACCTCAAGCCCGGCAACCGCAAGGTTCCGCCGGACGAAATCGCCAAGACGGTCCGCAAGGCGCTGGCGCAGACCGCGCCAGTGCAGCAGCATGACGGCGGCCAGACCTTCTACGACTACGACGACCTTTTGCCCGACACGCAGACGCGCGTGGTGGATCCCCGCTTCGTCGGCGCAGTCGCCCTGCCGACATCCGGCAAGACCGCCGAGGAGCAGACCATCGACTACCTCAAGGCGCTCTTCCACTCTGACGAGCAGTTCTCGTATTGCTTCCGAGGCGTTCCGCGCGAAGACGGGCACTACTCGCCCGGCGGCAAGGGCTTTGCCGAGAACGTCGGCAAGACGGTCCAGAAGCTCCGGCGGCAGAGCCTGGGCGCCGTGCTGGGCGACTACGAGCAGGAAGTCGGCGGCTGGATCCGCATCAACCCGGTCAAGGACGCCGAGGGACGCGACAGCTCCGTCTCTGCATACCGCCACGCGCTCGTGGAGAGCGACAGCCTGCCGACGGAGAAGCAATGGGCGCTCATCCAGGAGCTGCGCCTCCCCTGCGCGGCTGTTGTGTCGTCCGGCGGCAAGTCCATCCATGCCATCGTGCGCATCGACGCGCAGGACCTGCCCGAATACCGCCAGCGGGTCAATAAGTTGCTGGACATCTGCAAGAAGAACGGTCTCAACCCCGACACGCAGACCGTCAATCCATCCAGATACTCCCGTTTCCCCGGCCTCAAGCGCGGCGATCAGGAGCAGACGCTCCTGGCCGTCAATATCGGGGAGCCGACCTGGGAGGCGTGGCTGGACTACATCGCGGCGCAGACTGACGACCTTCCGGAGATCCAGGACTTCGACGGCACTGCCTCTCGTCCAGCACTGTCGCCGGAAATCATCCGAGGCGTCCTGCGCCGACGGCACAAACTTCTTCTGGCGGGGCCATCCAAGGCGGGAAAATCCTTCCTTCTCCTCGAACTGGCTCTGGCCCTGGCCAGAGGGACCGAATGGATCGGCTGGCAATGTGAGCAAGGTCGAGTGCTGTACGTCAATCTGGAGCTGGATGCCGCCAGCTGCATGAACCGCATCTACGACCTCCTCGATGGCGGCACGCTTCCTCATGGCGTGCTGGACGTGTGGCACCTGCGCGGCCACGCCCTGCCGCTATCCGAACTCGCGCCGCGCCTCATCCGCCGCGCCAAGGAGAAGGAATACTGCTGCATCATCGTGGACCCCATCTACAAGGTGATCACGGGCGACGAGAACTCCGCAGCCGAAATGGCCAAATTCTGCAATTTCTTCGACCTGATCGCCGACCGGCTGGGGTGCAGCATGGTCTATTGCCACCACCATTCCAAGGGCGAACAGGGCCAGAAGCGCGCGCAGGACCGCGCGTCCGGATCCGGTGTCTTCGCGCGCGACCCCGACGCCATGTTGGACATGATCGAGCTCCAGGTCTCCGACGCGCGTCGGGCGCAGCTGGCCAACCGCCTGATCTGCGACGCCATCGGCAAGGCGCTTGACCAGGAGGAACCGACCTGGCGCGGACTTGTCCCGCAGGACGACATGGTGGTTGGCTCCAAGCTCGCTGAGTGGGCGACTTCCGTTCTGGGCTCCCAGGCGCAGGAATTGGCCGACCACGCCAGATTGCAGGCCGACTGCGCAACCGCCTGGCGCGTGGAGGGCATCCTCCGTGAGTTCCCCGGCTTCCAGCCCCGCCGGATGTGGTATCTTTGGCCGCGCCACGTCATTGACGCCGACCTCCTGGCCGACGCGCTGGCCGCCGGAGAGGAGCCCCCCCGCAAGCCCAAGGCCGAAAAGGGCAGGAAGGCGAAGGACGAGGGCGACACGGCCAACGCCGAGACGCGACTTGCCTACGACGCGCTCAAGGAAAAGGGGCAAGTGACCTTGGAGGCAATGATGGAAGAATTGGAAATTGGGAACAAAAGCACCATGAAAGCACGTATTGCCCGTGCCGGTTTGCACATGAAGCAAGGAGTTGTCTATGATGATTAAGTTTACGGAGCAATTCGACATCCCGAGCGCGACAGCGCAGCAGCGCGGTCACGGCGCTCACGGCAAGACCTGGGAGAGCCCCGGCCTCAAGGCCGCCCGCGCGGCATGGCAGGCGCTCTTCGAGCGGCACAGGCCGGAGAAGCCGCTGGAAGGGGCGATAACAATTCAATTCATTCTGTGGTATCACCGAAAGGGGCTTGCTCCTAATGCCGTCAGGCCGCGTGTTGTCCGGCCTGACGTGGACAACCTGGCGAAAGTCATCTTGGACGCTTTCATGGCGGCTTGGATCATCCGCGACGACGCTAAAATTTTCGATCTTCACGCCGTGAAGCTTGAACACGCAGGACCATCGGAGGTCCATTTCATCATCGAGAACTGGGAGGAACCAAATAAATGACGAAATTTGAAGAGCTTGTGTACGCCATGCGCTACGCGCAGCGGCAGTACTTCAAATCACGCGAGAACCGCTTCCTCGCCGAAAGCAAGCGGTATGAGGCAGAAGTTGACAAATACCTCATGGAGAAACTGAACGAACAGAAGCAACCCAAATTGTTCCAACTGTAAGACAATGGAAAAGAAAATCATCAAGCAGACCGCCCCCTGCAAATTCTCCGACGAGGAGAAGCTGGCGCTGGCCAACGAAATGTCGCAGGCCACCGGCAAGAAGGCCTCCCTGGAAGCCACGCTGAAGGAGATCTCCAGCCAATACAAGGCCGAGATCGTCCAGCAGGACAACATCATCCAGCAGGCCGCGCAGAAGATTCGCGACGGCTACGAATACCGCGAGGTGGACTGCGAGGTCGCCTTCAACGTGCCGGAGCGTGGCAAGAAGACCATCACGCGCCTGGACACGATGGAGACCAGCGTCCAAATCATGACCATGCAGGAGAAGAGCGATCTCTTCTGCAACGTAGAAGACGCCCGGGAGGAAGAATAGCGACCCATTTGGGAGTGGCGAGGCTTTGGGCAGCCGTCAGAAAGCATCATGCGACGCACCAGGTAACCAGCCGCTCCCATTAACTGAGGAGAAAAAACAGATGACCAGGGAAGAGCTTGAGAAGGAAATCAACTTCCGCACCATCGACGCACCGTGCTGCGGGAACTGCAAGTTTTTTCGGCGGGAATGGGAAGATACAAATTGCGAACATCCGCAAAATATCTGGCACTTTCCAGAACCGGATTTTTCCGATGATGAAAACAAACTATCTTACATCAACGAACACGATGTTTGCGACCGCTTTGAGCGGAAGGTGGAGAACAATGACAACTGACGACAAACCGAAATTCACGCCGGGGCCGTGGAGGGTCGAGCGGAGAGAGTTTGACTTCGACGGGAATTGTGACATTAGTGTCAGCACAGACGAACTGCTAATTGCTGACATCTACAGTGATGATGTCCCTGGGATGGCCAACGCCGCGCTTATCGCCGCGGCTCCAGAGATGTACGCCTACCTGGAGCGGCATCTGCGCACCCTCAATCCGGAGGGCGGGTCCGCCCAGATGATCCGCCGCATCCTGGCCAAAGCGCGGGGAGAGGATGCCAAATGACGAAGCTCTTTCCAACCATCTTGATTGTACTGGATCTATGCGCAAGTGCCGTCTATGCGCTGCACCAGGACTGGCGGCACGCCGTCTATTGGCTGTCGGCGGCCATCCTCACCACCACCGTCACCTATTGATGATGAGCACAAGGGCGTACAGGCAAATGCACAAGGACAAGATCAACGCCTACCAGCGTGCCTACTACCAGGCGCACAGGGACAAGCTGCGTGCCTACAACCGAAACCGCTACCGTATCGGCAAGTTGGGCTTGCCACCTGTCGAGCCTGCGCCCGACTTGCCATCGCCACCAAAGCCAAGGGAGAAATATCGGCTGACCACCGGCGGCACCTACCAGGGCAGACCGCCGAGGACATATAATGTCCCAGGTTCGCTGGAGGTCATCGAGATTCGCGACGGCACTACCCACGGCGGCATGACCGACGACGAATACCGCGAACTGTGCAAGGAGCTGGACGAGGCAATTGCCCGCCGCAAGGTCATCCTTCGGAGGAAAAAGTCTTGAGAAAATTCTTGTAATGGCTGGAAATATTCTACATTGACATTAAAGTATCCACAGTTACCCAATTCGAGGGTAAATCCGCATTCCTGACTAGGTATTTTTCACGTGCCAAGCGTGAAATGCCTATTAGGAAAATCGTAAAAATTGTGGAAATCCTTGGGTATTTTAATGCTATATTGGCATTTGGTATCCAAAGCTAACCACCAACAACCTAAAGAGGCAAAAAAAAGATGACACTCTACCGACAAGGCACAATCTGGTACTACGACTTCACCGTGGACGGCAAGCGCCACGCGGGAAGCACAGGCGAGACCAGCAAGGCGAAGGCGCAGGCCGTCCAGGAGCGCCTCCGCGTCCAGTTCCGCGGCGGCGCGAACATCAAGCAGATCTGGCAGCAGACAAAGGCGTCGCTCCTGGGGCGAGGCGAAAGCATCCCGATGGAGTTCGAGCCGCTCTGGAAGCATTTCCTGGCGCACAGCATGTCCCAGGCGTGCTCCCGGCGACAGTTGGGCTACCGCCACCACATCAAGAAGTTCGTTGAATGGCTGGAGAAGAGCAAGGGCAAGCTTACAGTAGGAGAAGTTACTCCGTCAATTGCGACGGAGTACATGACAGTTGTTCGCAACGAGCCAGGAGCCCCTGCGTCCAAGAACGAACATCTGATGGCGCTCAAGATGCTCTTCGCTTCCTTCGACGAGGACACGGGCGTGGTCGAGAACCCCTTCGCCAACATCAAGCGGCTTCCCAACCGAAGCATATCCCGCGAGGTCTTCACCCAGGACGAGCTGAAGCTGATTGGCGAGAAGGCCGAGGGCGACATGCTGGACCTCTGCCTGACCGCGCTCTACACCGGCCTTCGCCGGGGGGACATCTGCAATCTCCGATGGGCATCTGTGTCGCCTGATTGCCAGTGGATCAACCTTACCATGGGCAAGACGGGCCTGCCCGTGAGCATTCCCGTCATGCCGCGACTGAGGGAACACCTGCTGTCGCGCACGCGCACGGGCGAGTATGTCTATCCCAATCTGCACGAACTCTACCAGAACCACGCGTCCGAGCTGTCGCAGCAGGTCAAGCGCTTCCTGGTCGAGATTGGCATCAGCGGCACCCGCCGCGCGGTTGACGGCTACGCCAGGGAAATGTCGATGAAGGACATCCACAGCTTCCGCCACACTTTCGTCTATCTCGCCGCCTGCAACAACATTCCGCTCCCCGTCGTGCAGTCGATCGTCGGTCACGCGTCGCCCGCCATGACGAAGATCTACATGGACCACGCAAGCCAGGCCGACAAGCAGCGGTATCTGTCCGCCATGCCGGACCTCTTCTCCGGCGACAAGACCGCCGCGCGTGTGCCGGTCCAGAACATCATAGCGATGGTCGAGAGCGACGCGCCGAAAAACGAAATCCTAAGCGCACTATATACATTGGTATAAAAGAAAGGCCCGCCTGGCGAATGTCTTTTCCCAGTCCCCAACGACTGAAGCGCCAGACGGGCCTTGAATTCATCTCCGGGTCACCTGCTTCTTTTGCAGGAGCTCCATCTTCACATGCTTGCGTGCCGTCGAGAATATCTTGCGGATGAGGTCGATGTCGTATTTGCCGGGGTGTCGCACGTTGAGCCGCCCCTGCTTCACCTGCCGCAGCATCTCCTCGTGCGCCAGCTGTCCCGCACGGATGGCGTAGGCATCGTAGTTGGCCACCTCGTAGCGCTTGCCGTCCATCTGGAAGTATGGCGACGGCAGGCTTGGCCAGTATGGCGTTTCCGCCTCAGCGTTGTAGTTCCACATGAGCTGTTCGACTGGATCCATGCCCTTTGCGTCGCGCCGTGCCACCGGCATGAGCAGCCGCCAGGCGACGGAGCCAACGCCAACCTGGTCGTCGGGCAGGTCCTTGGGCACCGGCCTTCCGAAGTAGTCCAGCTTCGGCACCTGCCGGTAGAGACCGGCTCGGCTGAGCGTCTGCTGGAAGGTGTTGAGCAGCCAGTTCTTGCTTCCGGCCTTGTAGTCCGGAGCGTGATCGTGGAAGGCGTTCACCGTCTGGCGGTAGGCGTTCGGAACCCACGACGCGCCGAAGTTCGCAAGCCAGTCTTCCGACTTGCGTTCCGGGTCGTTTAGGAGCGTCACCAGCTGATCGATGGAATCCAGATATGACTTCTCGGTGATGACCTTTCCTGCGCCGGTCATCATGGCCCGCAGCGCGGCGGTCATCCTGCGCCCGTCCTTGGCTTCCCGGTAGGCATTGTAGCCATCGGCGAAAGATGCCAGCCCCGTCGCCAGCGGCTCGATGCGCCGATAGGAATACCATTTGCCGCCGATGCGGACGGACAGCGGCGGGAGATGGACACGCTTGAAAGCGCCTTCGCCGCCGGTCGCCAGGTTGTTGCCGGTGATCCACGGTTCGTCGTCGTCGCCATGTCCCGCGCAGAGCAGCATGATGCCACCCCAGCAGATGATTTGCTCGGCCACGTGGGCGATGTACTCGTTGTCCGCCTTGCGCTGGCCACGGGCCAGCTGCACTGTCTCCCATGCCAGGTTGAGAGCCCCCAGTGGCCCCTTGCGGATACCTTGCCGAAGCAAGTTTGCGGGAGTGCGAATGAACGGGAACAGATACCGCATTCCGGGAACCTGGCTGCGCATGTGTATCATCCAGTTCACCGCTGCGCCAGGATCATTGTTGAAAGTCAAGTCCAATGCCCTTTCGCGTCCGAACTCGTTTGCGGTGGAATTTTCGTCCTCCAGCTGATGTTGGATGTATTCATTCAGCTCTTTGCCGGACAGGCCATGCGACACGGCCTCGCGGTAGGCCATGGCGGTTGCCTCCACCGGGCGGATGAGACATTTGACGAGCTGGTCAGCCGCTCGGAGGTAGCGTCCAGGCATCCGGATAAGGCGGCCTTTCGTTCCTTCGATGGCAGGGCCCCGCAAGTCATTCTCGTTGAACTTGCCATTCTCCGTCAGCACTTCGCGGTTGAATGCGACCTTGGCCGCCTGCCACGCCTGCTTCCAGTTGAGCGCCGACCACATGTGCCGCATTTCCCCGAAGGTCGCTCCGGACGGGTTCTTCGCCAGCAGGTTCACAGACGCCTCCACGAAGCGCTTGACGCCAAGTTCGTAGAGCATGTTTCCGACGTTGCCGATAGTGTTCGCGACATGCGTGGTCGGTGCCGACAGAATGGAGCTCACCCACCACTCATAAGCCTTGTCCTCCCATGGAGCGATGGATGCGGTATAGTCGCGCAGCAGCCGGTCCAGCTTCTCTGGATCCTCGGCGTATTCCTCCGGGATCATGCCGGGATCGATGCCGACCTTGTCGCGCAGCCGCTTGATGACATCCAGCTTGGGATACTTGGCCTGCGCCTTGGCCACCCATGCGGAAATCGCCGCCTGGATGGATTCGATGTCCTCGATGTCGATGTTCATCAGCCGCCGCGCGGCCAGCGCGCGGCCAGCCTGCTTGCCCGCCTCGATGTAGGCGTCCGCCACCTTTGTCTTCTTGTCCAGCGGCAAATCCCTGAACTCCTGCGTATTGAGGATGATCTGCCCGACCATGTGCCCGATGTCGCTGTTGAACTGGTAGTCTCCGGCAATGATCGCCGAGAGGATCGACCGCACGCCACCGAAGCGCTCGATGTGCGTCGCAGCCTGGGTCTTGAGCTGCGCCCGCGTCTTGGCGCGGTAGAACTTGTCCTTCATTCCTTCGAACCAGCTTTGGGTTTCGCCCTCCTCGCGGATGGGATTGACCTGCTCGTGCGGGCGGTAATAGGAGAACTCGACCTTCTTGCGAAGCTCGTCCGACGTGCCCTTGGACATGGCGAAGGCCACTATTGGATTGCCGTCCTCGCCCGTGAACCTCACGAGCTGTCCGACGCTGGCCTGAGAATTGGTCACGTTCACGCCGGAGACTTTCCCCCTGAAGCCTTTCTGCTTCAGGTCCTTTCCGGTCATCTCCAGCATTTTTCGGATGCCGTTGAAGAGGTTTCCCGTAATCATCGGATACTGGTTCTGCTCGATCAGCTCTTCCCCGGAGAAAATTTCTTCCATCTGGTGCCGCACGCTTTCGGTAACGTAGCTTCTTCTATTTGCCTTGACGTCGTCCGACGCGTTATTGATGCGGGCCACTGGAATGGCGGTCATTCGCCCGGTCGCGTCCATGAACACCACCTGGACGGCGCTCAGAATGTTGCCGGCATCCTCTACGTTGATCTCGCGCTGGAAGGCACCAGGCACTTGCAGCCTTATGGCGTAGTAATATCCATAGGTGCTATTGTATCCCTGACCGGTATAGGTCTCCACACTCACAGGAGCATTCGCGAAGCAAGTCTGGCACACCTGTTCGAGAATCTTCAGCTTGTTTTTCAGCGAGGCGATCCGCTTGTTCCTGTCATACACCTCATTGGGAAGAAGGCCACCAGACGCGTTTTCGTAGCGGCTTATGCCTTTTTCGATTTCCGAGCGCAGGTCATGCAGCGCTTTGTCCGGCTTGTATTTCTCTCGCATGGCGACGGCATCCTTTGCCGTCTTCGTCCGCACATGCTCGTCCACCTGGACATTGCTCGCGTATGCCGGTTGCTCCAGCAGCAGCGGAGAATGGCTGTCGCCCTCGGCAATCTGAACATTGCTAAGGGTAGTCGCCTGCCAATCGTCATGATTTTCGATCACCAGCTCGTTCTTGTGCTGCGCATTCAGCTCGTCAATCAATTCCTTGTACTTGGACGTGAAGGCGTTCAGCAGTGTATTCTGGTGTTCGTTCTCCAGGATAAGCGCAAGCCCAATGAGCTTCTTCGCATATTCTTTTGGTGGTCGAATGGAGCCGTCCGCCTGATTTTCGAGTCGGGGGAGAAGATCCATCAGGAAATCCCGCTGCTTGGCGGGTAGCTCCATGATGGCTTCCACCGCCACGCGGTCGCCATACTTGTTGAACATGTTCTCGAGGTCGCCGCCCACGGCGGAATCCTGGTTGCCGCTGGTGTTCGCGTTGAGGCTGCGCATCTTGCGGGCAAGCGCGATGGCGTATCTGGTTTCCCCCGCGAGCCCCGAATTCAGCAGCTCGTATCTGGGAAGCTCGACCTGCCCGACACGGAACACGCGCCCCAGCATCTGCATGTATTCGTTGATGTCCTCGGCCGCCTGCAGGACCAGCATCGCCCGCTTGCGACGGTCCTGGAACTCGGCAGCGGAATGCATGGAAATGCCGGTGCTTCCGCTGCGGGTGACGATGAGCACATCCAGGTCGCCCCTGTTGAAGTCCGTCACCAGCTGCTTCTTGTCCGGGGCAGCAAGCTTTTTCAGCTTTCCCGTGCCGTAGTCGATTCCCAGTTCGCGCCCGGAAATCTCGCCCACCTTGTATCCGTAGTTCTCCAGCGTCTGCCTCAGATAGTCGATGGGAGAAATCTTGAAGCTGGGCATGTCGCAATGTGCAATGATGTCGTCGCACTGGGCGACCAGCAGTTGGATTTTCATGGCGAATTGCTTTGCTTCTTCCTCCGGACAATTGCTGAGCGCCTCGATCACGTCGGTTTCAATGTTTTCGCCAGTCGGAGACTTGCCCCTGATTTTAAGCAAGTCGCGCAGCTTCTTCCGGAGAATGTCCTGCACGCTGAAATTCACGTTGTCGCCAGGCTTCTTGCCGTCGGTTTCCGCCAGGTACCTCAGAATGCTTTCCCCCGTGGTGTCTCCTGCGATCACCGGCTTTTCACCGGCCTTCAGCGCAGCCAGCGTGCGCTCGATGCAAAAGTCCAGCTTCATGTTCAGGATGAAGCTCTTCATGAACTGCGCGGAAGTGGAGCCGAATGTCTGGTTTGTCAGTCCGGACAAATTCTTGCTTTCCTTGTTGGCCTCCAGTTCCTTAACGACCGACAGCGCCTGGGAAATGACATGCGACAGGTCCGCGAAGGCCTGGCTGACCTTGGCGACTCTGTCCCATTGCTGGATGACAGCCGTGGAGGTGTTGCCTTCCGGCGTGACGGTCTTGTATTCCACCCCGTCCCACCGCTGCTCCAGGCGACGCATGTGACCTCCTTCCACCAGCTCCCGGGAAAGCATCTGCAATCCGGCTGGTCCGAGCAGGCCAAAGGTCAGGGACAGGTTCGACCTGCCTTCTCCCATGAGGGAAGAGAAGCCGCCCCGGAAGTACAGCGGCATGTTGTCTTCGGTCTTGGCGAAGGTGGCGCTGCTGTAGAACACCTTGTTGCCGGGGTAGTTCAGGATGCCCGGCATTGACAGCTTCTCCTTGTTCTTGTAAATTTCTCCGCCGACGAAGAAGGCGCCGATGTTGCTGCTGCCGCCAGCCTTGTGCGCCTCGTCCATGACGAAGACGCACTTGCCGCTGGCCGCCAGCTTCTCCAGTCCCCGGATGCGTGCTTGATAGGACTTGCCGCCAAAGGGATTGTTGAATTGCGAGTAGGAAGTGAAGATGCAGTCGAACTCCGATTTTCCGTCGATGAACTCCTCTAGGGCTCTGGACTGGTTCTTCTTGTCTTTCAGGTTGGTGGAAAGCGGCGTCTGAAGCACTTCACCAGTCAGGGGATCCTTTACGATGCTGTCCGCCTCGTTCCCCAGCAGCAGCGGGTTGAAATTTTCCCCGACCGCCACGCCGTCGCGCGCCTTCATGTCGCTGAAGAGCTTCGCGTCGTTGGTGAAGAACACCGGAACTTTGCCGTTGCGCTTCGCCCATCGCAGGATGGACGCCACGACGCGCCCCTTGCCCGTGCCGGTCTGGTCTCCAACGATGGTGCCGCAGTCTGCGCCGCCATGCTGGAAGTTGTGGATGGCCTGCGCCACCATGTCGATCTGCTCTGCAGCAAGGCGGCCATAGAGATCTTCCTTGTCCTTGTATCCCAGCTCTTCCACCAGGTAGGCATCGATGTCGCCATCGTGCGCGTGGTTCAGGCGGGAAAGCGCACGAGCCAGCGGCGCAGCCTGTTCCTTGGGAACGCAGGTGCCGATGGCATGACCTCTCGACGCCGGATTGTAGGAATTGAGCAAGTCGTTGATGGGTTCGCCGGGCTTGACGCGATGTTCTTCGGGAATGTCCTTGAGGTCGTCGTATTCGTCCTTCTCGGCTTCCTCGGCAGTGGCTTCCGGCTTCGCCGGTTCCGGAACGGGCGAGGCTTCGGCCTCCGGCTTTGTCTCCGGCTCCGGCTTGGCTTCTGGCTTGGTCTCCGGCTTGGGTTTGTTTTCCGGCTTGGGGGTAGGCTGGGGCATCAGCTCCGCGTGGGGGTCTTTCCTGACAATCTCCTCGTAGATCTCGTCCCAGGTGGTAAAGCGTGCCATGGCCTGTTCACTGCCATATTTCTCCACGATCTGCGACGCGGGCTTGCGCCCGTCCACCAGGAACACGCGCAGCGGAAAGCTCGCCCCCTGGCGACTGTAGAGCTTGCCGTCCACGATGTAGTCGCCAACCAGGTTGTAGTGGTTCTGGAGCATGGTGCGCAGACGGCGGTCCTTCGGCGTCTGGTGCCCCTTGCCGCCGAACTCGTCAGTGTTCGCCCCGACGATGATTGCCGCGCGGCCATCGTCCTTCATGGCGGCAAGCGCATTTCCGACAATCACCATTTCCAGACTGCTTGTCCTGTAGCCTTCCACCGACTGTTCGTTCTTGACCGTGCCGAAGGGCGGGTTCATGATTACCGCGTCATACTTCCCGTCCGGCGTGAAGGCAGTCGCGTCGTTGCCCCAGACATTGTGGAATGCTCCATTCTCCAGCAGCGTCCGCCGATAGGCTCCAAGCTCGTTCACGTCCGTCTTGCTTTCGTCGGCAAGCGAGACGAGCATACCAGTGCCCGCTGTCGGCTCGTAGGCGGTCCTGCCCTGGTCCAGGCGAAGCCACTTCTGGAGCATATACGCCAGCGTGATTGGCGTGGAGAATTGCTGGAGGCGCTTGCTTTCCTCCGTCCTGGTGTCGAGGATGGGCTGCGCGTCGTAGAGTTCCTTGACAGCTTCCCACTTTTCAGCATCAGAGCGGTTGGCGTCCTCGTTGATCCGGCGGACCATGTCGCACAGCACGCTCTCGCAATAGTCCTCCAGTTCCTTCTTCTCTAATCCGACCTCTTCGGCCAGCTTCGTGAGCATCCCGTCTTTCTGCCGGGCGTTGCTTTCGACGATGCGCTCCATCTTCTGCTCGATGGTATCCGCCTTGAGGCCGGTGTTCTGCGCCCCGATGCGCCGCCCGCGCGCGAAGCGCTCCAGCGTCGCGCGTGCTCCCTCCGGCGTGGTGTATTCCTTCTCCCAAAGCTCGTCGAAGATCTGCTTGATGTTCGCGTTGGAGAAGCCGTTCCGGGCGAAGTGTCCGCCCAGTGCGTCCAGCATGGCCTCGCGCCAGTCATGGCGGTTTGCGAACACGCGGTCCTTCAGGATGTCGTAGCCGAAGTCCAGCGTCGCCTCGATGATCTCCCCGTAGAGCGCTGCCTTCTCGTCCGACAGCGCCTCGAAGTCGATGTCCGCGTTCGTGTTGTCGGCAGAATGATAGGAGAATTTCGTCCCTCCAGCGTTACCCGCACCCTGCTTCCCGCCAAACTTGTCCAGGAGGTCGGAAATCCTCTTCTCCTTACCTTCGCGGGTGGCCGGAATCTTCTTGGGTTCCAGCTTCGGTTGTTCCGACTTTGGCGCAGGGGCAGTCTTCGGTTCTTCTTTCGGCTGGACTTTTGACTGGTCGGTCAATGCCTTGCGAACCTGCTTATAGGCAATGGTGTTCGTGGCGTTGTGGTTGCCTTTCAGATAGCCCAGTGCGCTGTCGATGGTGGTCTGCTTGAGCCCGGAATTGCGGATTTGCTCCTCCGTCAGCTCGACTGGCTTGGCTTCGGCCTTCGGCGGCTGTTCTGCCTTCGGTGGTTTCGCCTTGGGCTGCTCTGCTTTCGGCGCAGGTTTCGTCTTCGGCGCTTCCCGCTTCGGCTGCGGCTTCTCGGCGGGGCGGGGCTTCGGCTGCACGCCGTCCAGCTCATCGTTGATCTGGCCGATGAGCTCGGCGTCGGTGTCGTAGTGCTCCCACCGGTTGAGCTCCTGCTGGAAGCTCTCCAGCTGCCGCTTCACGTCGGCATGGCTCCTGACCGTCACGCCAAGCTGCTTGCTGACCTCCTTGACGTTCAGCTTGTCGCGGCTCAGCTTCTCGGCTGCCACGGCCAGCTTCACCTTGCGCCGGAGATCTCCGATGTGCGTCGCGGCGACCCTGCTCTGGCGTTCGGCGAGCTTGATCGCGTCGTCGTTGAAGAGCCCGTCGAAGAGCAGCTGCTCCTTGCCCTCCGGGTTCTCGCCCTGGCGCTCCAGCGACTGCTTCAGCAGCGACAGCGCAGAGCGCATCTGCGCGGCTGGCATGTTCTTCATCTTCAGCCCGGCGTCCTCCAGTGCGAGATTGCCCTGGGCGACCTCGGCGATGGCCGCCGCCTTGTTCGCGCTGATGTCGCCGTCGCGGAAATTCGCGTAGAGATTGTCCCCCGCGTAGGTGCCGATCCAGTAGCCGTTGGCGGTGTTGCGGCTGGTGTCCTGCTCCTTCAGGAAACTCTCGTCCAGCGCCTCCTCTCGCGTCATCTTGTGGGTGCGGAAGAACTCCGCAGCGTCCTCGGGCGTGGCCGTCCCCTCGCGCAGATTGACTTTGACGCCCTCCTTGCGCGCATCGGCCTTCGTCACGCCGTCGCTTTCGCGCAGCACGATGCCATTGACCCTCTTCACGCCCTGGCCCGTGATCATCTGCCAGCGGTGATGGCCGTTCACCAGCCATTTCTGGCCGTCCTTGTCTTCCCAGAAGAGGAGATTGCCGCCGGTGGTCGGGGAGTATTTGCCCGTCATCCGGTGTCCCGGCACTACGCCGGTCTGCGCGTCCGCGCCTTTGCGGTGCTGGAAAAAGGCAGGATCGGTCTTCACCTCGGAGACGTTCACGGGCTGCGCGTCGAAGGACCGGCTGGAGCCGTCCTCGTTGCGCCCGTAGTGGTTCAGCTCGGAGACTTGGTTCAGAATGTCGGCGCACTCCTCCTCCAGCTGCGAATAGGTGCCGAACATCTTGCTTCCCTCTTGTCCGTTGGCCTTCAGGTAGTCCAGCACCTCGCGCACGAACTGCCGCACCGTCTCGACAAACTGGCGGCCTGCGCCCTGCTTGCTGCCCTCCAGTTTCTTGCAGAAGCTTTCGAGGGTGTTCGGGTCGGCCAGCAGCCGCCCGTAGGTGTCGGCAAGGAACTCCGTCTGCCCGTCGCCCAGCTTGCCGTCGCCGTAGTCCTTCTTCACCTTCTCCAGTTCGGCCTTGCCCCGGTCGTTCAGCATGGACAGGGCTTGCTCGTCGAACACGCCCGACAGATCCGGATGCTTCTCGTCCAGCCAGTGCTTGAATTCGTGGCCATACGCACGCAAAACGCCGCGCTTGCTGTTGGGATTGATATATACCTCGTCAGAATTGTCAGGATTGCGCCATCCGTCCAATTCGCCTTTCTTTGCGTCGTCCAGCGAGATGCCCAGCTTCTGCGCAATCTCCTGGTACTTCGCATCCATCTGCTCCGGCGTGGCGACATTGGCCTTGACGCCCGTCATCCCTGCAATCGTCTGCACCATGCCCAGGGCCTTCTGCTTGTCCTCCTGCGAGGTGGCGTCCAGCTTGACCGGCTGCTTCTTCGGCGCGTCCTGCGCTGGGGTTTCATGCGCCCATCGATCCAGACGATTCACGCCGCCCTCGAACGCCGCTCCTGCTGCGCCAAGCCCCATGCCGCCAATCGCGCCGCCCGCGAACTCCTCCTTGATCTGGTCCCAGGTCGGCCACGGAACATTTCTGTCGCCGCCAAGATAGCGGCACAACGCGTCCCAATAGGACTGCGCGATTTCCTCAGTGCCTTCTTCCATGGCGCTGGTGCCCATCTTCTTCAGGACATTCCAGACGGCTTGGCGGCCGAAGCGCTTCGTCGTCTCCTCGACCGCCTGGCGGGTGGCTCTCTTCGCCAGCGCGCCGTAGATGCCCCTTCCGACATCCCACGGGCCGTAGTTCTCGATGAGGCTTTCGCCCAATGCCTCGAATGCCGCCAGTCCCTTGATGCCCGCCTCGTCCATGTCCGGCATGGCCTCGCGGTATTCGCGCACCTTGTCGCCCCACGTGTGCGAGAACATGGCCGCCGTGGAAGCCGCCATGCCCAGCGCAGGATTGCCCGTGGCCATGGTCGTGACGCCGCCGACCACCATGGATGGAACCGTGGTGCCAACCGCGTTGCCGATGGTCCGCCCGATGTCAGACGGGCGCCAACTCAAAGCATGGTAGTCCTCCGGAGCCTCGATGTCGCGGTGACGCGCACGCACGCCGGAAGCGTATTCGTCCAGCGCGTCGGTGACGCCCGCCTCGGAGAGCGTGGAGCCGAGCCCCTCGACCACGCGAAGCCCGCTGTCGGCCATGCCCTCCAGCGTCTCGGTGATCACGCCGTCGCGCTTGGGGGAAAGGAAGCCGTATTTTCGTAGTTCATCAGCCCTCGCCCTGCGTTCTTCCACTGGCAGGGCAAACCATTCTTGGCTTCCAGGCTCGATGACATGTACGTCACTGGCCATTTGTTGAAAACGGCCAACAGCTTCTTTCACTGCGGGGATGGTGCTGTAATCCATAAATGTCTCTTGCTAATTTGCGATTGTTTCTTTATCTGCCGATGGGCATTTGGCGAGAATGAGAGAGAGACTTAGGCTTGCTTTGCTGCCGCCGTTTTTGTTTTGCAAATTCCTCCGCCCACATCGCCAATCCCTCGTCTTTTGCCTTCCGGTCCTTTATGGCTTCAGCAATCTCCTGGAAAATTGGCCGGACACCATTGAGCTTGCGTTTTTTAATCATGCCCTTCTCGACTTCGGCCATTCTCATGATTTTGTCCGCATTCTCTTCAGAGACTATCAAGTTTCCTTCTTCGTCCATCAATCCTGCGGCTTTTGCATTGCGGACTAATTGCTCACGATATTTGTCGTATTCGGCAAATTTACTGTCATCCCACTCCAAGGCCACCTCGCCAGCCTCAGTCATCAATTTTTGCCTTTTCTCGTCCGAAATCTCCAGCGTATCTCCTTGAGGTTGCTCGCCCTCGCCGTCCTCGCCGAAGGAGAAGCCGTTTGAACCATTGCTTGCACCGCGCGCGTTCTTCAGGAAATACGCAGCCATCTTGGCGTTATACTCACGCTCGGCAGCCTCGCGCTTCGCCATCGCCTCATCGACCATGTTTCTGTATTGGACAAGGAATTTGTCGTGCCCTTGCGAAGCATCCAGGAACTCCTGCACCGTGTATTCCGACTTGTTGCCAAGCTTGTGGAACTGGTCATGGATCACCCATGCGTCGGCGTCGGGGGATACCGTCACCTCGAACCCCATATTGCTCAGTGCCTCTTGCAGCGTGGCAAGGTTGCTCTGGTCACGCTGGGTCAGCACGGGCGGATTGGCGCTCATGTTCGAAGGTTTGAGGAGCTGCGGGAACTCGTCGATGGCCGTCTCCATGAACTTTCTCGCATAGAACAGATTGCCGTAATATGGATCCTGCTTGGTGAACTGCTGCATTTCCCCGACGATCGCACGCTGCTGGTCGGGTGCAAAACCCATTTTTGCAAGCTCCGTGTTGATGGCAATGATGGCCTCGCCGTTGTACATTCCGGCATAGAAGCTGGCATCGCTGGCCAGGCATTCGTGGACTTTGCTGTTCAGCTGGCTCTCAAGCTCCTGCTGGACTTTCGGAAGGTTGTCCGGATCCAGGCTATATCGCTCGTCGGTGCCAGGCTTGACCAGCCACGGATTGCCGTTTTCGTCGCGAATTACATCGTATCCGACGCGGAGGAACTTGTTGCGAAGCACTTTCGCCGCATGGCTGTTCTCGTTGCCGTTGGCCAGGTCCTCGATTGCCATCGGAGCCATGACCGCAGCTTCGTTGAATGCATTGTAGAGCGCAAACTCCGGACTGGAAGTGACTTCCTTCTTCACGTCCTCGTCTTTCATCATCGCATACTCCTTGTTGGCATTCAGGAAGCCCAGCGACTTCATGCCACCATTCACGGCCGCGCGGTCGTCCAGCTCTTTCTCCACCGACATGTCGGAAAGCGTCTTCTGGTTCTGCGACATCGCCACCTTGTCGCCATAGGTGTCTTTGGCATAGTCCGCAGCAAACTGCTCCTGGCGTGCGCGTGCTTCTTTCGCGTCAGCGTCAGCTTCGGCTCCACGCGCCGCGCTGGCACTGCTTCGCACCTTGTCGCCATAGGTGTCCTGGAGCAGGTTTGTGTTCAGCTCCTGCTGCCGCGCACGCTGCTCCGCGCCCATAGCCTCAGCAGAACTCATGCGCAGTTTGTCGGCATGGGTATCACGCAAAAGCCGCTCGTTCTGCTCTTGCATAGCCGCAAATGCGGCCTTCGCGCGGGCATCGTTCGCCGCATTTTGCTTAGCATACAGCGCAGCCGCGTCGGCCTCCGCGATGGTCTTTGCAGCCTGCGCTTGTCGTGCCTGGTAGTCCGTGGAATTGACAATGGCCTGGATAGGATAGACAATTGGCGCAAAGATGGTCTTCCCCGTGTTAAAAGAATCCAGAAACGCAATGCCCGCGTCCTTGAACATCTGTCCCACCGACCTGTCGTTTCCATTTGCGGAAATTGTCTGCTGCGGCTCGGCGGTCATCGGCGGTGCCCCCTGCTGTCTGGACTGATCCAGCAAGATCTGTGTCAGATTGTTGTTCATTGTCAATCCTTAGTTTTTAAGCTGAATACCCGCGTTAAAGGAATTTCCGCTGCCAGACCCCGTGCCCGTGCTTTCCTGGTGGAAAGGCGCCGCTGTGGTAGTCTGCGGCGACATCCCCAGTCCCATTTGCAGGAACCGCTGCTTGTCGGCATTGGCATTCTGAAGTTGCGAAGAATAGGCATTTGCCAGAGCCGAAGCTCGCGCACGCTCGTTCTGCGCCTTCAATGCCGCCGCCGTGCCCCCCTGCGCACCGCCCAGAAGCCGGTGCTGCGCAAGTATCTGATTGGTCTGCATCTGGGAAGAATCGAATGCTGCATTCACCTGCTGCGCGTTGTTGCCCATCTGTTGGGTAAACACCGACGATCCCGGCGTGGACTGCTCCAGGCCCTGCTGCAACGCGGGGAAGAAGTAGTCGTTGTACTGTTGCTGGCGCTGCTGAAGAATGCTCAGCTGTTCCTTGGAGAGACCGCTTTCCAGCGTCTTGCTTTCTGACTTGCTCTTGTTCTTCTGCTTGCTCGCTCCGCCACTTGCACCCATTTTTACCTCAGCTCCTTTCTGAATCTCCTAACCTCGAACTCTTTGCAATCCTCGCCCCGGCGTGCCTTGAAGCCGGGAAGAATGCCCATGTCCACGAAACCGAAGCGCTTTGCCACGCGCTGCGCCGCCTGGTTGAACTCCGGGATGTCTGCCTCGGTCGCCGTCAGCCGGACGCCATCCTTGGCGTAGTCGGCCACGATGACCGGTTCGGCCAGCGCCATGCACTCCAGCGCCGATGCCCCGATGTCGAAGAACAGATGCCCCCAGAACACGCCGTCGATTTCCTCGCCGGTGATGCACCCCAGGAAGCAGCCGTCCTCACCCAGGCACGCGTAGAGCCGCGACACCCCTTTCTCCAGGTCGCTGAAGTAGTAGTGGATGCCGACGACGCTGCGCAGCGGCTCCTGCACCGCCCAGAACACATGGTCCTTGAGCAGAAGCGTGGCGAACCGCGACAGCAATTCGGGGCCAACCGGCGGCCTGACCACCTTTTCGCATGGATGGTATTCCGTCATTTCGCCCCCTTGATCAGAGCCAGCAGCTTCTTCTCAAGCTGCGCAAGCTTCTGGTCGATGTACCGTTTGATTTCAACGTCCGTCATCAGTCTCCTCCGTAAGTAACCGCAAGCTCGGAGAGCCGCCCCTTGCCCGAAAGCTCCAGCTGCACCCACCTCGCGACGAAATTCAGCGGCAGCTTCACCCTCTGGCGGCCAGGCGGCAGCGCGACCGACAGGCCAGGCCGGTCCTCGCACAGCACCTTCAGGCGAGTATTTCCGTCCGAGGCCACCACCACCTCGCGATAGACGCGCTGCAACAGTTCCGTTCCGCCGATGTACGGCGACAGGTAGGACCACTCCAGCGGCGCGTCTCCCTCGCCCAGCACGTGGATGTCGGCTCCGACCTGCAAGTACACCAGGTCGTCCGTCTCGTTGCGCCAGGCATAGTCCGCTACCGTGGAAAGCCAGTAGAACGCGCCGCCGACCTTCCGGTCATAGACCAGCGTGCCGCCGGTCAGGAAGAGGTAGTAGCGGTTGTCCCGGCTGGCGGACGCCGTGATCGCCAGAGGCCCAGGCGAAAGCCGCCCGTGCGTGACAACCTCGATCGATTCGCCGTTCCACAGGCAGATGTTGTCCTCCGACACCCAGATGGGCGCATTGGAAATCGCGCTGATGGACTTGTGGTTGGAGCAGCCGTAGTGACCGGGGACCAGCGTCCGGGAAATCGTCTCCTGGCTCTCCGCGCCGGTCACGCGCCAGGTGCTGTAGCGGGTGAACACCAGCACGCCGCTGAACTCCGGAGCGATGCCGGTGATCTCCTCGTCGAAGCCGATGTAGTTGAGCGTCGGCCATGCGTGGGGATTGTCCTGTCGGCTGAAATGCAGCCGAGTGCCGACCGCCAGGAAGAACACCCCCAGGCTTTCGCAAAGGTAGCGTCCACCCTCCGGCGGCAGGTCGTTGTCGGTGGAAGCCAGCGGGTCGCGCATGATCAGGATGCTGTCGGTCATCGTGTCCGTCAGCGTCCAGCCGTTGTCCTTCACGAACTCGTCCACGTCCGTGCCGGAAATGGCCCCGACCAGGTAGAAGTCCGCGCCGTGGTCGATGGTGCGCCACACCTTCGCGTACAGGATGTTCGCGGGAAGCGTCGCGCCAGCAAGCGAGACCGTCACCGACCGGCGGTGCTCCACTTCGCTATCCGTGCCCGGGTTGTCCTTGCTGCCGACCTCCAGCGCCTTCAGGTAGCTGGTCAGGCTTCCGGGAGCCCCCTCGAAGCCGTTGCGGTCCACCAGCGTGAGGCAGTACTTGTACTCTCCGCACATGCCGCCGTCCGCCTCGTCCGTCACCCCGACGGTGAAGGAAGGAAGCGGCTTGCCGCTCGACTGCGCCTCGTCCGCGTCATAGACGCAGTGCGGCACGCCAAGCGCGTTGCCGAAAGCCTCGCTCCATGGAGTGCCCGCGCCGTCCCAGCTGCTTTCGTCCGTGCCATAGCGCACGCCGGAAATCGCGTTGTCCAGCGACCAGTAGTGCCGTCCGTACCACTGCACGACGGACCGGTCGGAGCCGCCGTAGTGCCCCAGCATGGCGGGCGTGGTGCCGGTCGCCAGCAGGGTGTTCCGCATGGCCGGACAGATCTTCCCGTCGTCCAGCCGCACGTCACGGAGATACGCTGCGGCATCCGGCTTGAGAAGCGAGGGATGAAGGCAGTTGTTCATCCCCCCGACGAAATTGTTGCTTGACCAGATTGCCATTGTCGTTGAAATCCCCCCGCCTTCAGCCAGGAGAAGATGAAAGAGAAACCTTGCCTCCGGCAAGGGGGAAATGTTTTTACTGCGCTGCGGGCGCACTGGCCTCGGCCTTCTGGCCGACGGAAACCGGCACGTTCACGTTCTTCTCCTGCGTGGTCGTGTCGGTGGTGGTCGGGGTCTGCGTCACGGTCTGCGGCGAGCTGTCGCGCGCCTGCGTTTGGCCGCTAGCCTTCGTGTCTTTCTGGAGCGCGGCGGAAACGTCCGCGTCGGTGGAACGATTGGCAGTGCCGACGTGGTTTCCGACGAGCGGGGATCCTCCCGTTTCGCCCGCCTTGATGTCGCCTCCGTAAATGCCGGTGGCCTGGGCGCCGTTGCTGCCAATCTGGATAGTCGGCTGGCTGGAGGGATCGTTGTTGATTTGGTAGCCAATGTTGTTCGTGGTGCCCTGCGGCTGACGAAACATGCCGCAGGACGCGGCGAAGAACAGGAGGGTGCCCAGGAGGATGAGGATCAGGATGTTTTTCATGATGGTATTTCTTTGGTGTTGTGGTTTATCCGGCCAATCGCCGGGCGATGACGTCGAGAATTTGGCTCCCGACAAATCCTATCACGCCGCAGAAGGCGCGGATGCCCCATACGCCAATGCTGCGCTGCGTCTCCAGTTCCTTCACGCGGTCGAGCAGCCCAGGCTGCCCGTTCCCCCGGATGGCCTTGTGGTCGTCCTTGACCATCCGCTTGATCTCGCCGATGTCAAGCAGTAGCTGGTTGAATTGCTCCTCAGTCATTCCTGCCCTCCCATGCCAGTTCGCCATGTCGCCGGAGAACCATGTACAGGTCGGTCGCGCGATGGTAGCGCCACCAGCGCGACCACGGCCAGCCGCCCAGCCGGTCGATCTCCTGTATGCACCCTGCCCAGAATTGGAAGTCGGCAGCCTCGCGTCCCGCCTTCCCCCCGACGCCCTCGTGGTAGGCCAGATCGTGAATGATGCTGGGCGCGATGGCCCACGGGAGAGTGCGATTGAGGACCGCAGAAGCGTGTGGCGCAACACGGTCAATCCATGCGGCTCCGACGCCGTTGCAGATTGCCGCCACCATGCTGTCGGAGTAGCGTTCCAGGATTGCCCCGCCGGGGAGTTCGAGGCAGACCTCGCGGAATAGGGCTATGTCGTGTCTGTTCATTTACACCTCCGTGAAAGTCACTTGTGCTTCAGGATTGCCTATTGCCCCATATCTCCAAAGTCCGGTCAGGTTGGCCGCCGTCAATGCGGCTCCCTTCGTGTAGCTCACCGGCCAGAAGGTAAGCGCCGAGCCATCGCTCAGCGAATGCTTGATGGCTGCGGTTCCGGTGGAAGGCTCCAGGCAGAGATACAGGCTGCTGCCGTCGTAGAACACGGGATAGCGACTTCCCCTGTAGTAGGTGGTCTGCGTGGTTTTCGTGAAGGTCAAGCCGTTCAAGGCGCTCAAGTCGCCAGTCGCGTCGGTTGAAGTGCCCAAGCCGCTGATTTCATGGACGACATACGCACCTGCGGTGATGGTCGTGGTCTCATTGGCCGTGACACTTATGGACTGGCTGGCAGGAGCATCGTATCCATCGACGGCATTGAACATGACCGTGTAGCTTCCCGCAAGGAGAGTCAGCGAAGCGCCGAAGTCATTCCAGGTGGAGCCGCCGTCAATGCTCCATTTCGAGCCATCCGGAGCCGTGCCGGAATAATCGACCTCCAGCACGCCGGTGACGAACACCGGTGCCCCTGCCTCGCCGTTCTCTAAGGCCGCAATTCTTGTCTCCAGAGGGCAAGTGCCAGCCACGCAGGGAGTGATGTCCAGCACGGTAGCCCAATAGACGAGACCGATGATGGCTCCATCTTCCCTTCCGATGCCTCTGTCTGCCGGAGTGATCTTGCGGGTGTATTCCTCGCCATACCGCTCGACCAACGCAGCCAGCGTATCCGCAAGCACTTCGCTTCCGTCCAGGTTCGGCGCCCAATTGTAGTTCCACACAAGATAGTATGGCCCGTCCACGATGCAGTCGGTATCTGCCTGGTATGCAGTCAGCACGTCGATGTCGGGTCCCGCATACCAGCCGGAAAACGCCCAGCCCGTCCAGCCGGAGTTGCCGATGTAGTTGGCTGGGGAAGTTCCGTCCGCCGGACGCGTCCACACGCTAGTCTCCGCATCCAGATAGTAAATGCCAGCCGCAGAACCGAAATCAGAAGGCAAAACCACACGAGTGTCAGTAATGTATGCTTCGGGCGTTTCAGTGTGGATGGGATGTCCATAGCCGTCATAGTTGCCGTTTCCGCCCCATAGCATGAGTTGATAGACATGCCCCAGCTGGAGGCCGGTTTCGCTGTCGGTCTTGTTGGCGGGATAGGCGGGTTCGTCGTCCTCGATGTCATGCGTCACGACGATGGTCTTCGGGCACATGTGAGGCATTTCCGCGATGAGGCTAGTCAGTGCTGAAGCAATGCCGTCAATCTCGACAGGCGAAATCACACGACGGTCATACAGGGGATTGTAACTTGCCGTTTCGCCGCCGCCGGAAGGATCACGGAAGGCAATCCCCGTTTCGGTCTTGGTCAGCACCTGGCCAGCCGTACCAGATGGCAGGGCGTCTTGCTTGTCATTCAATGCCGCCAAAAGCCCCGTGACCTGGCTCATGGCGTGCGAGTGGATCTTGGGCGCCTTTTGAGCCAAGGCCGTGTCCGTCTGTCCCTTGGTATAATAATTGATAAGGAGGTCTTCCACGCCCGGCCCAGCAGGCCCGACCAGCGAGGCGAGGAAATCCTTCACGGTTCCTTCGTTTCCCTCGGCAAGCCAGAGCTCGTAGGCGGACATGCCAGCCTTGCCCCTTTGCCCCTGCTTCCCCTCCCTGGACACATAGTAGTATCCATTGGGGCCCATCAGCATGACCAAGTCGCCTTCCATTGTCTCGCATCTCCTTATTGCTGCTGGGAAGTCCAGTCGATCTCGATTTTCCGCAGCCCATCGGCGAACTCGTCGAGGGTGCATGGCGGCTCGCCGGACTGCTCGTACTGGGTGAGGATCTGCAGGCCGTAGGTCATCACGCGGTCCCGGAAGAACACCCAGTCGCGGGCGTCCTGCGCCCAACGCTCCACCCCGGAGTTGTAGTATTCGCTTGGATCGCGGTCGGTGTAGCCACGCGCTGAGCGGACCTCCAGAAGATACGCCTCAAGTGCGGCGTTGTAGTCGGCCAGGGAGATCGCCGCCCTTGCGTTGGCGACCTTCTCCGCTTTGTCCCGCGCGGCCTGCGCGGGCGTCAGTATTGCTGCATTAGCCATTGCCGTATTCTCCTTGTCTTGGTGTTGGAGTTGCCCTGCTCGGCGTGCGCCTTCCAGGAATTGAAGCAGTTGAGAACGTCGTCCCAGCTCCGGGAGCCTTCCCGGAACTTGCGGAGCAGCCCCTTCAGGCGCTTCAGTATCCTGTGGGGACTTCTCCTGTTGAGTATGCGGACAACCTTGCCGGTCGCACTGAGGCGGAACTTGAACTTCAGGAAGTCCACGCCATGCCGGAGCGGGTAGAGAGTGGACTTCGGGTTGAGGGATAGCCCAAGCCCGTCCAGCATCTCGCGGACGACATCCCACGCCCGACGCAGGTGTTCCCTGTCGTGGTGAACCATCACAATGTCGTCCGAGTATCGCACGTACGCCTGGATGCCCAGCCGCTCCTTGACGAAGTGGTCGAGCGGCGAGAGGTAGGCGATGGCCAGCAGCTGGGAAATCTGGCTGCCAAGGCCGATGCCGGGGTCCGGGAAGCTGTCTATGACCTCCTCCACGCGGGCGGCGAACTCCGGATTGCGCACCTGGCGCGCAACCATCGCCTTGAGGCCGCCGTGCGGAAGGCTGTCGAAGAAGTGGCGCACGTCCAGCCGAAGGCACCATCCGGCGTTGCCGTGATGCCGCCAGTGCTCGCGGAGCATCCCGGCGAGGCGTTCCTGGGCGAAGAGCGTGCCCTTGCCGATTTGGCACGCCGCGTTGTCCAGGATGTTCGACCGCGTGAGGTCCCGGTAGAGGCCCCGGTTGCACATGGCGCGCTGAACCACGCGGTCGCGGAACCTCGGAGAGCGGATGACGCGGCGCTTCGGGCTGGTTATCTCGAAGGTCACGTAGTCCGACAGGCGGTAGGAGCCACCGTCCAGCTCCCGCCACAGCTTCAGGCAGTTCGCCGCGAGATGGCACGGAGCCACCCACGAGGCGACGGACGCCTTCCACTTCACGCCGCGCGAGCATTCGCGGGCGGCTTGCATGAGGTCGTCGATTGTCAGGCAGGTTGGCATTTTCGGTCGGTTCTGAAAAGGTCGCCGGGGTGGTCAGCCGCACCATCCCGAAGGATGGCGGCATCCCCGGCGGGGATTTGCCGTGGCTTTTAGAAAGCCACGGACGGGCGGGCGGCTCCCATTGCGCTGGCAGGCGGTTTCGCGCGGGCGTCCGCGTTACTCCACGCCGATTTTCGTCATGTAGTGCGATGTCGAAGGGGACCCCGTACGCGTTCGAGCAGTTGTTGTTGTTGCTCGCACCCGAAGTGTTGATGTTGTACGAGTTCCGCACGTTGGACGCGTTGGCAGAGCGCAGCCACGCGTTCCGCGCGGTGTCAGCCGCCCGCCGAGGGCTTGCGCGACCGCCGCCGGTCGGAATCCATCCATCCGCGCAGCAGCGACTGCAAGTCGAGGATGGAACCGACCCAGAAGGCGAGGCGGTCGGAGGGGAAGTGGGAGATGGCCCTCGCCGTGTGGACGAGGGTCAGGAGGGCGAAGGTCTCGGCCAGCGCGAGCCGCTGGTTCTCGCGCCGCGCCGGGTAGTCCTCGTCCAGGGAAAGCGAATTGGCAATGTCGATGTGGCGGGCGACGGCCAGCGCGCTGTCCGTGAGGCGAGCGCCGAGGCTCCAGCGGTGGTGCTTCGGGCAGACGTGCTCGTTGCCAGCCGCCTGGATGGTGTAGGCCGCAAGCTCGGTCACCTTCGTCTGGACCTCCATGCGCTCGTTCGGCCTGCGCTGTGCCGCGACCACCGTCATGACTTGGCCGAGCAGAGCTTTACGCCCCTGCCCGCGTGGCGTGGTATGCAGGTGAAGCCCTGGTCGGTCTCGCCGCGCTGCTCCTTGGCCTTGGCGACGGCCTCCAGCTGCCCCATCACTATCTGGGAGCCGGTGTTCACGGCGTAGCGCCGCCCGTTCACGGACACCTCCATCGCTGCGTACTGCCCCGCCGGGCTGCCGTCGCGGTAGGTGGATGGCCGGAACTGCCACGACAGCACCGTCAGCGGAGTGCCTATGAGGCTCTGAATGGAGCGGCTCTCCAGCCCGCCGTCCACATCGATGTAATCGGAAATGTCAAGCATTTATCCTATTGGGTGTCACGCCGCCGCTGTGCGCGGCGGCGATTGGAAGATTCGAGATTACTATGCCAGCGCAATGGCGAAGGGGACCCCGCACGCGTTCGAGCAGCTGTAGGTGGTGCTCGCACCCGAAGGGAGGAT